GGAACTTGGTAGTAAACTATGTGTTGGGTTAAACTCTGATGCTTGGTTGACAAGAAAGAAGGGTAAACCCTTTATGCCTATAGAGGAAAGAATAGCAATTATTAAGGAGTTAAGAATGGTTGATGTTGCGATTGAGTTTATTGATAGGGATGATAGTGCTAATGATGCTATTGGTATGGCATTACAAATATATGATGAAATCATCTTTGCTAATGGTGGTGATAGACACAATGAAAATACACCAGAGTATGATAAGTATAAGAATGATGATAGAGTTACATTTGCTTGGGGTGTTGGTGGTGTAGGTAAAAGGAATAGTAGTTCATGGATACTTAAGGCGTGGGATGAAAGATGAGAGATTTAATACTATCTTGTGTTACATTTCCACCTTACTATGGTTTAAGGAATTATGAGGAATATCAACCAGTTCAAGAAGTGGCACAGGAATCTACCGTAAACATCCTAGATCTTATATAATATATGTGTATCAACAAGGGAGAACACCCATGAAATGCGAAGTTAAACTCTATGTTGCTGGTAAAGTTTACAGTGAAATCATTGAAGCAGTAAACTATCAAGAAGCAAAGGAGGTTGCAATGGTTCGTAATCCACATGCTAGAGTGGTAAGTGTTAATGCCAAGTTCTAACTACCAAACCTTCTATAGGAAGGCAATTCAAGAGAAGCGTGGTTATGTAACCAAAGAAGGGGATTGGGCAGCAGTCTCCTTGATTGGAAGCAGAAAGTTTGCTATACTTCATAATGGTGAACAGGTTCACATTTCAAAGAATTTTGACTTTGCCAAGTCCTACATACTTAAGGAAAAAAAGAAAACTAAATGAAAGATCAGAACGCAATTGATGAGAAAGAAACCAAAGAAGATAAATGGACAAGAGCACATGCACTCTTTCTCGAATCATTATACAAACCAGACCATGAATTGCGTGGTTGTTCACATAATCAGAAATGTTACCATGAAATGATAGAAATAAGAGATAGTATTATTGATTATGTTAAGAAGATACCTAACCCACATGCACCAGCAGGGAAGTTCCGTGGTGCTGAACCAGTTAAGTCTATTAATGGTATTAGTGTTGTTTTATTAGGTGGAGCATTAGGTACACACTATATGGAAGATTGGTCAGAAGAATATAAAAAAGAGTGGGAAGATTATGTAATAAGTACTAACACCTAAGCATTAATATTTGTTAAAATGTATTATGAAATACAGACACTTATGCTATAAATAATGGTAGAATTGAGGGAACAAGATGAACTAAAGGTTTATATTATTGTACTATTATTTGGAGGCAATCATGCACAACTTAATTTCTTTTAATCAACTTGCTGGAACAAAACATGTAAATTTGGACAATCCACATGAGGATAAAATCAATGAATACTACGAGTGCTTAATTGACTGTGACGACGACCAACATGTTTGTAAACGTATATGTAAGGAGGTTTTAATTTAAAACGAGTACACGTTTAATTCTAACAAACAAATGATTAAATATCAACATCCACCTTAAAGTAAATCTATTCACGTAAACTTGCCCGCTTGACATTTTGTTAGGCGGGCATTATACTATCTGGGTAAAACCAAAGAACAATGACAGTAGCAGATTTTGCATTACAATTAAAGACAGAGACAAAGAAATCACATACAACAGTAGAAAATACTAAGTTTGTTAGATCATTCTTAAAGGGTGTTGTTAGTGAAGAAAGTTATAAGCAATTGGTTGCTAACTTCTATTTCATCTATCGTGCGATGGAAGAGGAGTTTGATAAGCACTCTAATCACCCTGTATTGAGTGAAGTACATACTAAACTATTAAGTAGAACTAATCAACTTGAGAGGGATTTGAGATACTTCTATGGACCAATCTGGAGGGGTATTATAGTACCATCCGAACAATGTCAACGCTATGTAGATAGAATACGTGAAGTATCTGAGGATGATCCAGAATTATTAATAGGTCATCATTATACTAGATATATGGGTGATTTGTCAGGTGGACAAATACTCAGAGGCATTGCACAAAAGTCATTAAATCTAAGAAATGGTGAGGGTCTACACTTCTACGATTTTGAAGGAATTGGTGACAAGAGAGTATTTAAGGATGGTTATCGTAGTATGTTAAATCATCTACCAATCAACCAATCACAAGCAAATGCTATCATTACAGAGGCAAACTTTGCCTTTAGGTTAAACATGTATATGTTTGATGAATTGAAGGGCAACAGTTTTTGGTCATTTATTAAACTTATTATAGGAGCAATTAGAGGATGAGTGAATTTTCTGAAGCAGCATCACCAAAGCATAGTTATACTAATCCAAGTAAAAAGCAAGATCTTGCACATTTAGAGGCAGATACAGAGGGGCATGATGTTGACAAGCATGGATTTAGGATCAGGAGATATCCTGATGGATTAGAATCTGTTCGTAAATCTGTTAAGAACTGTGAGCAGATGGGTGGGTTAGATAAGAAAACGATGGAGAAACTACTTGCTGGTGATTGGTCACAGTTTACCACATATGACCAGAGTGGTAGACAATCTAAAAAGATTGTGATAGAATACGATGTAACGGAGAAATCTAAATGACCAAAAGAGTATTAGTTACTGGTGGTGCTGGATTTATTGCACACCATTTAATTGCAAAGATTTTAAGAAATACTGACTGGGAAATTGTCAGTCTTGATAGGTTAGATTACAGTGGTAATCTTAATCGTTTGAACGATATTATGCAGGAGTTTGATCCTGAAACTAGGAAGAGAGTTAGGATAGTATATCATGATCTAAAGGCAGCATTGAACCCACTAATTTGTAGTGAGATTGGTAATGTAGATTATATTCTACATTTAGCAGCAGGAAGTCATGTAGATAGAAGTATAGATTATCCAATCGAATTCGTGATGGATAATGTTGTTGGAACGTGTAATATCCTAGACTTCGCTAGACTTCAGAAGGACAATCTTGAGAGGTTCATATACTTTGGAACTGATGAAGTATTTGGTCCTGCACCTCATCCTATCAAGTATAAAGAGAACGATAGATATAACTCTACCAATCCATATTCTGCTACTAAAGCAGGTGGAGAAGAGTTAGCAGTAGCATATCATAACACTTATGATTTGCCTATCTATTGTACACATACTATGAATGTATTTGGTGCTAGACAACACCCAGAGAAGTACATTCCTATGTGTATTAAGAAGGTTAGGGATGGTGAATCTGTCACTGTTCATAGTGATAAAACCAAGACAGTTGCAGGTAGTAGGCATTACATTCATGCTGAAGATGTTGCTGATGCTGTTATATTCCTATTACGTTATAAGGGTGAGTTTGAACCTACATGGGGTAATGCTAAGTGTCCTAAGTTTAACTTTGTTGGGTCAGAAGACCTTGATAACTTAGAATTAGCACAGATAATTGCTGATGCACAAGGTAAAGAACTCAAGTATGAAATGGTCGACTTTCATTCATCAAGACCCGGACATGACTTACGTTATGCACTTGATGGTAATAAGATGAAAGAACTTGGTTGGGAACCTGCTAAGTCTGCTAGAGAAAGAATAGCAGAAGTAACACAATGGACACTAGAAAATGAGAGGTGGATTACACTATGACACTTAGAAAACATACAATAGAGAAGAAGAATCCTCAACACAATCAAGAGTGGAGTTGGGAGGAGACACCTGAAGTGTTAGCAGCATTAGAACAATTACATAAGTCTAGTGCTGTAGTTGAACAAACTAAATGAGGGCAGTGAAGAAGATCAAACACCTTATGTTTAACATACATGAGGCAGTTTGGTGGGTAGTTGCTGAACTTGAAGATTGGTTGTATCCTTATCATGATAGATTAACACCTTCAGATAAGTTTGAAATTAGAGTCAAAGATCCTATTAGTGGTGAACAGTATATGGTTGAAGAACATATACAAGGCATTAATGAGAAACTTAACAGACTACAAGATGAAATGATTGATGTCAAGCATCAATTACAACAACACGAGGAGAAACTTAAGTTCAAAGTTAAGAAGATCAAGTCTAGTCCTTCAGTATCAGGTACAGTCAAAAAGATGGATGTGCCCGAATAAATAGTATGTTATACATTATATCATACAACATACATGAAGGACAAGAAGGCAGCAAAGAAAATTATTAAACGAGCAAAGAAACACCCCGATTGGTACACTGAGCAGGAAGTTTATTATGCTAAAATGGTTAAAAAACGGATTAAACATGAAGAACGACAGTCTAGCAATCAAACAGAATAAGGATGGTTCATTTACTGTGGAGTGGGATAAGCAGGATGAGAATTGGAAATGGTTGAATGACTTGACATCTAAAGAGATACAAGTTATCATAGAACAAGCAATTAAATACGATCATGCCGAGCGAGTCTGAAAAAGCAAAGAACTATTCACTTGCAGAATTAGAAGTGTGGGTAAGTGATGCTATGGAATCAGGTGCTACATCTGATGAGATATATGACACTATTGTGAGTGTAGTTAAGAAGACTATCAAGTACCATAAGGCATGTTATAGAGATGGTAAAGATTTGTTTGAACTGTTATCTAATCGTCCTTATCTTGACACTGTAACTGATGATAGTGTTGCAGAGACTAGAGAACAGTTGAGTATGATGTGGGAGGATGATGCTGATGATATAGACGTAAGCAAGTTTAAGTTAGATTCAACAGCATTACATGATGTTGAAGACAAACCTTCATATCAGCAGATGATTGATGCTGGATATATAATGAGTGATGATGGATTTTGGTTGGAAAAACCAGATGATGAAGAAGTGTAACTTGACTCTAAAGACACTATAAAGTTTATAGATATTTCATATAACTAATGTTATAATACCAACACATACATCGGGGACTATGATTAACTTAGACGAGAGATACCATTCTTACCTAAAAGGGGGTAAAAAGTTAAGAATAGATGGTGTAGATGAAAGTGTAAGTGGTTATGGTTGGTATTGTGATGGAAACGAAATAAAAGGATACTATGTTACCACAAAGCATTATAAATTGTATTATAATATGAACGAACAGTTCCTTAATATGGAACCCCTAAAGGAGGCGGTAAATGTCTGAAATTAAACACGATTTAGACCACGAAGTATATATTGAGAAGGATGGTAAAGAGCATATAAATCATGGAATGTTGGAGTACAGTGAAGAAGATTTAAAGACGGCACATTCATACTACGATGAATATCATAAGGATGAAAAGGTAGATAGGAATGATGGTGCTATCAACGATTATCACACTAGACACACAGATAAGAACCTAGAAGTTTACTGTGATAACCATCCTGACGCATTTGAGTGCAGAGTGTACGATGAGTAGGACAGTTTAACAACCTACACACTACCTCTTGCGTTAATTCGTGAGAGGTTTTATAATGTAAGTAAGAATTCAATTTGTTATGACCCCTGAACAAGCATTGAGATTTAAAGAACTTTATGAGGAAATGTATTCTCTCTGTGGTGGGAGTGATCCATTTTCATATGCAAGGGCAAGAGAGATTAATATGGCAGCGACTTTTGGACATAGAGTTGCTGATGATTATGCTGGTGCTGATGCTTACGATGGTGATATACCTTTAGAATATAAATCAACCATTGCAAAAAGTATCAATGCAACCTATAATGGTATTAGTGTTCAAGATACTTTGGAGGAGCAAGAGAGATATATTATAGAGGATAAGATTGGTAAGTATCCATATCATTACTATGCACGTTTTGCCGATGGTAAGATAGTAGAAGCATGGAAACTTACTGGTGAGAAAGTATTAGAAATTCTACTTCCTAAGATTAGGAAACAGTATCCTAAGAAGAAAAATGGTAACGCCAAAGATCCTAGAATTGGTGTAACAGTATCACGGAAAGAGATTAAAGAAAATGGAGTACAAGTATTATGAGTTTAGATAGTGGTAAGTTAATGTATAGTAAGGGGAATAATGATGAATGTTATACACCACATTATGCCGTAGAACCTATTCTTAAGTATATCCCACAGGATGCAATTGTATGGTGTCCATTTGATACTGAGGAGAGTGAGTTTGTTAAACAAATACCTAACAATGTTCACTCACATATTAACACTGGGCAGGATTTCTTTACCTATGAACTTGATAACTGGGATGTGATAATTTCAAATCCACCATTTACAAATAAGAGAGCATACTTTGAGAGAGCATTATCATTTAATAAACCATTTGCACTTATAATGACTAACACTTGGTTGAATGATTCTGCACCGAAGCAGTTATTTAAGGACAAGGATTTGCAGCTTCTAATGTTTGATAAA